CGATGCGGGCGGCGGCGGAGAAGCTGGGCAAGAAGTTCACCGCATGACAGGGCTTGGCGCGGCCGGGCCAGGCCGGGCGGGGCCAGGCAGGGCCGGGCTCGGCAGGGCTGGGCAAGGCAGGGACACACGGAAAGTACGCGGCGGAAAGGAGGGACCAGGCTGGGCTTGGCTGGGGTCGGACCCCCACGCCACAACCACTGGCCTGTCTACGGGCGGGCACCACTCGCAGAACACGACATCGTGGGAGGAAACGACGTGAGGACCATCGTGGAATTGACCGGCACGACCGGGCTGGTGATGCACAACGTGCAGCTGGCGGATAAGACCAACGGCTTCGCCAAGGAGATCGCGAAGCTGACCGACAAGGGGAGCCGGCACCGGACGGAGGCCGACGACGCCGAGATCGAGCGACTGGAGTTCCTGGGCGGCCTGTACCACGACGCCGACATGGGCGTCCACGTGCCGACCGCCAACGTCGTGAAGTGCTTCGAGCGGGGCGCGACGCTGACGCGCCAGGGAGCCACGCTGATTCGCGCCGTCGCCGTCGTCAGCGACCGCGTGCCGCTGGTGTACGACGGCCCGCGCGAGCCGCTGAAACTGTGGGCGGCGCCGGAGTTCCATTTCCGCAAGAGCGTGGGTATCCAGCGGGGCAAGGTGATGCGGATGCGGCCCATCTTCCGCCGCTGGTCGCTGACGGTCGAGCTCGACCTCCTGGTGGACGTGCTCGACCCCGACGACTTCGTGCGGATCGCGGAGAAAGCTGGCCGATCCGAAGGCCTGTGCGACGCCCGCAAGTTGGGCTACGGCCGGTTCACGGTGGTCGTCGCGCATTAGCCGGGGCGCAGGCCGCGGCTTGGCGTGGCTTGGTGAGGCGTGGTGAGGTACGGCGAGGCGGGGCAGGGCGAGGCAGACCGTGGCTCGGCGGGGCTTGGTGGGGCGCGGCGGGGCCAGGCGTGGCTTGGTTGGGCGCGGCAGGGCTAGGCATGGCTTGGTTGGGCAGGGCAGGGATACCCATACGCAACAGGCAGGACGCAGGGGCGAAAGGGAACGACGACGATGAGCACGCTGTTCGAGCCGAAGGGCGAGGTCGCCGAGTGGCGGCTGATCTTCGACCACTTGCTGAGCGGGGCCGAGTTTGGCGACGTGATCACCTACGACCAATTGGCCGACGTGTTGGAGAAGTCGGTCGAGGAGGTCAAGCGGACGCGCCACGCCATCTACCGGGCACGCAAGGAGTTCGGGGAGCAGCGGCGGCGCTGGCTGGTGGCGCTGCCGGGCAGGGGCTACCGCGTCATCCAGGCGGTCGAGCACCTGAGCGTTGCCAACCAGCACAAGAGCAAGGCGCGCCGCCAGTACGAATCGGCACTCACCGTCTCCAACGTGACCGACTTGAGTCGGTTGACCGGCGAACAACTCGCGTCGTTCGATGCCCAACGGAAAATCCTGGGCACGCTGGCGGCGTTTGCCCACGCCCACGAGCAGCGCCTGAATGCCATCGAGGACATCCTGCGGGCCAACGGGATGATGTGATCGGGCCACAGGGCTGGGTCGGGCCAGGTTGGGTCGGGTAGGGCGCGGTGTGGCTCGGCTGGGTGCGGCCGGGCCGGGCAAGGTCGGGTAGGGCCAGGCAAGGCTGGGCAGGGTAGCGCAAGGTTGGGTCCGGGAGGGCTCGGCTGGGTGCGGTCAGGCGTGGCAAGGTCGGGTAGGGCCAGGCAGGGACGCACACCGACAGAACACGCGGCGGAAAGGACGATGCGGACATGAGACTGCGCCAACGACTACGCCAACTCCCGCTGTTCGACGCACCGGAAGGCGAGCGGCGCAAGGAATGCGGGATGGACCTCGCGGCGGCGCAGGCGGGCACCGCGTGGGGCGAGTACGCGCTGGACGTGCTCGAGCGGGTGTGCAGGCGCAATCGCTACGTGCACACCGACGATTTGGCGGCGGCGCTGGAGTGGCACCCGGTATCTGGAAACGCGATGGGGGCCGTGTGGCAGCGGGCGCTCAAGCGGGGCTGGATCGTCCGCACGGGTGCGACGCGTCCATCGGCCCAACCCGGAAAACACGCGCACCGGTACGAGTGTTATCGCTCGACCATCTACGGGCAGGAGCCGGGGGCATGACGACGCGCGTGCTCACCGGCCACGTGGTCGACGTGCTCGCCGCGATGGAGCCGGCCAGCGTGCATGTGGTGTGTACGTCGCCCTTGGGGGTGAACGCGTGCCGTTGCGGGTAGACGACTTCAAGCATGCGCTCTCGCTGCGGGGCAGCCCTCGTCGGGATGCCTTCAAGCATGCCCATAAGGCGAAGTTGGGGCCGGGGTTCTGGGCATCGGACCTCGATCTGGTGTTGATCCGCAAGGCGCCTCCCGGCATTGTGGCCATCCTGGACTGCAAGCAACCGGGAGAACCGCTCAGTTTTGCCGAGGTCATCGCCTACAACGCGCTGATGCGGTTGGTGCCCATCTTCGTCGTTGAGGCACGCGACGCCGAGACCGGGCCGTTCCGGGTGCTGGCCTACCACGGCGGCGACTGGCGTCCGTCACCGCCGATCGTGCGCCTCGAACCGGTGGCCGACTGCGCGGATTGGGCGGCGCTTGGCGAGTGGGAGTCCGCACTCAGGAGGGGAACGACGCGGTGAACGCGACCTTGGCCCAACAACCGCTGCCGTGGGAGGATGCTCCTCCCCGCCTTTCCCGTGAGGAGGCCGAGGAATACACGCAGGCGCTCGGCCAAGTCGTGGCCGGGGGTTGGCGCCAGGTGGCCCTTGGCCGCCGCCTCGGGGTGCCCGAGGCCCTCGGGCTGACCACCAGGGAGTGGGTCGACCAGCGCCTCGGGGGCTACGTGCGCCTGTCGATCGAGGACCGGCGGGAGGCCGTCAAGGAACTCACCGAGGACGGCCTGACCACGAGAGAAGCGGCGTCCGTCCTCGGAGTCGATCAATCGACGGTCGTGCGCGATGCAAATGCATCGTCGACGGACGAGACTCCAGAAGACGAGACTCCCGAGGATGATGCAAATGCATCAGTGGAGCCGGGGCCGGTAGCAGAACAAGAGCCGGACCAGGAACCCGAGTCGGAGCCTGAACCGAAACGTCGGGCCAAAAGCCACGCCGCGGCGCACGAGGAGCGCACCGCGGCGTCTGAGGCTCGGGTGGCCGCTCGACCGCCGCAGCCGCAACCGCCCGAATTACTCGACCGCATCGCGCGGGCCGACGCGCTGACCTACCTCGGCTGGCTGCGCGACGGCACCGCGGATGCCTGCCTCACGTCGCCGCCCTATTGGGCGAAGCGCACGTACACCAACGGCGATCCCCGCGAGTTGGGCCAGGAGCCGGAGCCGGAGCAGTACGCCGCCAACCTGTGCGCCATCCTGGCCGAGGTCGGGCGCGTGCTTACCCCGGCCGGCTGCCTGTTCCTCAACTTGGGCGACACGCTCGGCAGTCAGCCGGGGCGCTACCGGGGCGATCCAGCGCGGGCGCGCGGCATCTCCAACCTCGCCATCGCGGCGGCGTCATCGGCACCGGCTGCCCGCGAATTGGACGTGCCCGACAAAAGTTTCTGCCTCATTCCCGAAACCGTCGTGCTGCGCCTGGTGCTCGATTTCGGCTGGCGTCTCTCAGGAAAAATCGTCTGGCATAAGGTCGGGCACCAACCGGAGAACGTGTTCGACCGGCTCACCCAGGCGTGGGAACCCATCTACGTCCTGACGCGCAGTACGCACGCCTACTTCAAGCGGGGCGACGACCACGCGGACGTGTGGGCCATCCCGGTCGGGCGCAAGGGGGCCGCCCGCGGCCACTTCGCGCCCTTCCCAGATGCGCTGGTCGAGCGGGTGTTGCGTCACGCCTGCCCGGACGGCGGGACGGTCCTCGACCCCTTCGCGGGCAGCGGCACGACGCGGGATGTGGCCCGCCGATTGGGCTACCGCTTCCTCGGCTGCGACTTGGGGGCGAGCGATGGCTAGCGGGAAGCGCCAAGGCGGGCGGGCGCGCGACGGCCGGGTGTGGGCCACGCTGCCCCTGGCGCTCGACGAGGTGGCGGCCGGATGAGCAAGCCGAAGCGGTGGACGTCGACCGGCCGACTGGTCGGCGGAGGCAACGATGGCGACTAGGACGCACAAGTACGCCGCCAGGCGCACGGTCTACAACGGCCAGACGTATCCGAGCAAGGCCGAAGCGGAGTACGCGCGGCACCTGGACTTGCTGCAAGCCGGCGGCGTCATCGAGCGGTGGACGCGCGCCACCGGCGTCAGCCTGCTGGAGTGCGAGTGGCCCGGCTGGGGGCTGCGCTATACCGCCGACTTCTGGGTGTTCGGGCATCAGACGCACGGCGACTACTGGGTCGAGGTCAAGGGCCCGGAAACGGAGGCGTTCAGGATGCGCGTGAAATTGCTACGGCACCGCTCACCGCTGGTGCGGTTGCTCATCGTCAAGCCGGACGGGAGTGAGCGATGGGCCTGGTGACGCGCAGCGGCGTGCGGGTCTGCGTGCTAGTGGCGCTGGGCTTCGTCGCGGGCTACGTCGGCGGCTGCATCGGCATGGCGGCGACCAACGGGCACGCACAATCGCCTTCGGTGGAAGTGGCGGCCGCCATCAGCACGGCGGCACAGGAGCACGGCGTCTCTGAGGCGTGGCTCAGGCGGGTTGCGTGGTGATCTCAGCGAACGTGGCGCCAGGTTCGACCGAGGCAGATATTGCTCACGGTCGAGAACGTCACGCCAAATCGCGTGCCGATCGCTTCAAGGGAAAGCCCTTGGATGCGCAAGGCACGGATGGCTCGCACATCCGCCTCGGTCAGCTTTGCGCTGGTGGCCGCCCCGCCCCGCAGGAGCCATTCGGGATGTCGGCGGGTCCAGTGTTCGTCGCCCCGGTAGATGCGACCTCGCGCTCGACCCTTTGCGGACATATCCGCCGAGTTCTCGGCTGGAGTCCCAAGCCACAAGTGCCGCGGATTGACGCAGGGTGGGTTATCGCAGGCATGGCAGACGTACAGGCCACGAGGGACGGGGCCGTAGGTCAACTCGTAGGACACGACGTGGGCGCGGATGGTCTTGCCCCACCCATTACCAAGCGAGCCGTAGTCCTTGGTGTCTCTGGCGAACAGCCACGGCCAACACGTATCCGGGCCGCCACGGCGGTCCACCTTGGACCAGAACCTATCGCGAAAGTCAGGGGTATCCTTGAAGCGCATCGTGAGCCTCCAGCTCCGGTGCCAGGCCCCGGGGCGTTCGTGCGCCGCCGGGGCCACATGCTGCCCTTATTGTACCGACTGCTCCTGGTGATCTGGTTCACGGCGGGGTTGGGTCTCGGCTGTGTTTGGGGAGCCAGCTTTACTGCTGGAAATGCCCAGTCGGTTGAAGTGGCCGAGGCGATCCACCAGGCAGCCGTCGATCATGGGGTGAGTGAGCAGTGGCTGCTGAGCGTTGCGGCCTGTGAAAGCCGCTATCAACCGTGGGTCACGTCGCGCGGCGGGCACGCCGGCCTGTACCAGTTCTCCGCGGCCACCTGGCGGTGGATGAGTTGGCAGGCGGGGTGGGGCGGCGCATCGCCGTATGACCCGGTCGCCGCGGCGCAGGTGGCGGGATGGGCGCTCGCCAACGGCTACGCACGCCACTGGGCGTGTCGGTAGTCACGATGGCGTGCGCCGCCATCCCGCCGCGGTGCTACACTACCGCCCGGGACAACCAGCCATGACCGGGTCGCAGAGCATCAGCGGTGCGCTGCGGGATTGGCTGCTGGCGCCGGTGCTCGAGCAACTGGAGGCGATGCGGGTGAGTAATCAGGAACAAGAGGCGAACCTACAGGCGTCCATTGGGGGCGTGCTCTCTGCGGTGGGCGGCGTCGAGCAACAGGTGGCGGCAGCCGTCGCCGAGTTGGAGGAGCTGCGCCAGGCGCTCGACTCCGTGACCGGCGTCGACCTGTCCGACGAGGTGGCCCAACTCGACGCCATTACCGGCCGGCTATCGGCCGCCAGGGACGCGCTCGACGCGGCCGTGCCCGACGCGCCCGCACCGCCGCCGGCGCCCGAACCGTAGGGAGCTGTAGGCCGTGGCCACGCTCGGCAACGCCGACTACAAGGAAATCCGCGAGTACGTTTACCGCAAGGGCTTCGGCAAAGAGGAGTTGCAACAGCTCGCCACGCTGCCGCCCGAGGGCACGCTCAAGACGACCATGCAGGCGGCCGAGGATCGCACGGTGACCGCGTTCGGGCTGTTCCGCGCGGACATGGAGGCGGCGTTGGGCATCCCGCAGAACGCGGACAGCCAGGCGCTGGCCCGCAAGCTCTACGCCGGCTACCTGTCCTGGAAGCTGGCCCACGTCTGATGGCCACGTTCCGCAAGCCGGTGCGCATCGACCAGCCCGACAGCGGGGTGCCGCTGGATTTGGTCAGCAACCAGATCACGGCAGCGACGGCACCGAGCGTGGGCAACCTGCGTTGCTACGTGCTCGCCGACGGCGGCAGCGACGAGGGCGTGTACTGCCGCTTCACCATCCCCAAGAACTACGTGGGCAGCCCCGCCGTCGTGATCCGCGGCATCCTGGACGGTGCACCGAGCAACGGCGATGACCTGGGGTTCAGCTTCCGCAAGCGCGCCGTGGCCGACAACGAGAGCGCCGACGGCACGTTCGACGCCGAGCAGACGACGCAGAACACCGACATCGGCGGCACCGGCAGCGCGTACAGTAACGAGGATCTGTATGCCACCAGCATCACGCTGACGGCCGGCGACTACGCAGTGGACGACGAGGTATACGGGTATCTCGCTATCGACGCCAGCGGCACGACGTACACCGGCAATTTCCTGCTCACGTCGATTGAGTTTCAGTACGCGGATGCCTAGCGCACCAGGGACCAGGGAGCGTTGAGGTGGCGGCCAGGGCTGACGCCGACGGCGAGGAGTTCTTTCGGGCGAGCAGCGTCCCGGACATCGCGTCGTTCACCATCATGGCCTGGGTGCGGCCGGGCGGGAGTTTGACGGGGGGCCACGCCTCGTTCTTTAACATCGACTGGGGTTCCGGCAGTTACGTCACCTGCCTGATGACCTCGGGCCACCTGTTCCGCCTGTTCAACTCCGACCACGGCCTGAGCGGCACCGGCTCCAGTATGACCGATGGGACGTGGTACCACGTGGCGATGGTCTGCCCTGGGTTGGGGCCGGGCGGCAGCACGCAATTGGGCTACTTCAACGGCGTGCTCGACCTCAGCCATACCAACATGAACAGCAACCAGACCGAGCAGAACATCCGCTTCCTGCGCGGGAACGACGGCGACAACTTCAACGGCTCGATCGCGGCCATCAAGATCTGGGACGCGGCGCTCAGCGCCACGGAGATCGCCGTCGAGATGCGGACGTATACGCCGACCCGGTTCACCAACCTGAATAGCTGGTATCCGCTATTCAAGCACACGGACACGACCAACGGGGCGCCGGCGTCGCTGGCGCTGTCGAGCAGCGGCACGCTGGCGACCACCGACGGGCCAGCGATCACCTGGGAATGGGGCGTGTACGAGGACGGCGAGGCGCCGTATACCGCGGCCGCGGCCGCCGGCGACGCGGTGCCGCAGGTCTGGGCGCAGTACCGCCCGCGGCGGGCGGCGTGAGGCGCTGACGCATGGCCACCTGGCTGCGCCAGTCCACGAGCGTCGACGTGCCACTCGGCCCGTTCCTCGATGACACGGACGGCAAGACCGCCGAGACCGGGCTCACGATTACGCAGCCGGACGTGCGCCTAAAGAAAAACGCCGGCAACTGGGCGCAGAAGGCGGCGGCCCAAACGCTCACGCACGAGGAGAACGGTTGGTACGAGGTCACGCTCGACGCCACCGATACCAACACCCTGGGGGTGCTCGTCGTGGCGGTGCACGAGTCCGGCGCGCTGCCGGTGTGGCGCGAGTTCTTAGTCGTGCCGTCGCAGGTGTGGGACTCGTACCTCGCGACCGACCTGCTCCAGGTCGACGTGACGCAGTGGTTAGGGAGCGCGCCCAACGCGCTCGTGTCCGGCCGGGTGGACGCCAGCGCCGGGGCCATTGCCTCGGGGGCCATCACCGCGACCGCCATCGCGGCCGACGCCATCACGGCCGCCAAGATCGCGGATGGGGCCATCGACGCGGCCACCTTCGCGGCCGGGGCGATTGACGCCGCCGCCATCGCCACGGACGCCATCGGAGCCAATGAATTGGCGGACGGCGCGATTACCGCTGCGACGTTCGCGGCCGGCGCCATTGATGCTACGGCCATTGCGACCGACGCGATTACGGCGGCGAAGATCGCGGCCGATGCGATTACGGCCGCCAAGATTGCCGACGGCGCGATCGACGCGGCGACGTTTGCCGCCGGGGCGATTGACGCCACGGCCATCGCGGCGAACGCCATCACGTCGTCCGAATTGGCGGACGGCGCGATCACCGCCGCCAAGATTGCCGATGGCGCTATCGACCGCGCTACCTTTGCGGCCGATACGGGTTTGCAGAGCATCAGGAGCAACACCGCCCAGGCGGGCGCCGCCGGCACGATTACGTTGGATGCGAGCGCGAGCGCCACCGACGACTTCTACAACGACGCGCTGGTCTACCTCACCGGCGGCACCGGAGCCGGTCAGGTGCGCCTGGTGAGCGACTACACCGGCTCGTCGAAAGTGGCCAACGTCACGCCCAACTGGGCCACCAACCCGGACGCCACCAGCACCTTCGCGCTGCTGCCGTCCGGCCGCGTCGACCTCGCGCTGTGGCTCGGGGGTGCCCCGAGCGCGTTGGCGGGCGGGCTGGTGCAGACGGTTGCCACGCTCGCGGCGAACAGCGTCACGTCTACCTCAATCCAGGATGGGGCCATTACCGCCGCGAAGATCGCCACCGACGCCATCGACGCCGACGCGCTCGCCGATGGCGCCATTACCGCCGCCACGTTTGCGGCCGACGCGATTACCGCGACGGTCATTGCGGACAACGCCATCGACGCGGGGGCCATCGCCGCCGATGCGATTACGGCGGCGAAGGTGGCCGCCGGGACGATCGACGCGGCCACGTTCGCGGCCGGCGCGATTGATGCGGCGGCGATCGCCAGTGACGCCGCCAACGAGATACGCGATGCGGTGTGGGCCAAGGCCATGACCGAGTTGTCGGCGGTGCCCGGCGTGACCGGCACGACGCTCGAGGCGCTGACGTGGGCGTTCTCGCTGGCGCGCAACAAGATCACGCAGGACGCGACGACCCAAACGCTGTTCAAAGACGACGGGAGCACGACGCTGGCGACGTCGACCCATTCGGATTCGGGGACGTTGCACACTCGCGGCGAGTTTGCGTAACGAACGATGGCCATCGACACGGCGGAGAAGCGTAAGAGCTGTATCGGGCTGGCCACGCCGTGGAACCGGCCGGGGGTGATCCCGGACGGCAGCGACCTGTCGGCGGCGCAACGCCTGCACACCGATTACCTGTACAGCGGCATCGCGGCGGCGGCGCCGGGTGGGTTCGCACTGGCCGCCATCGAGCGGTCGTTCCACCGGCTGGTGTTCGGCGGGCTGTGGCGGAGGATCAATTAGCCGTGTTTCCCTGCAAGCAATCGACCAGCCTCGACGTGGTCGTGTTTGCGTTCGACGCGTCGGGCGACGGCGTGACCGGCAAGGTCGACGGCGACTGGACGAAGCGCATCAGCAAGGGCGGCGCCGCCTTCGCGGCCATGACCGTCACGGTGAGCGAGCGCGAGAACGGGTTTTACGCGCTCACCCTGTCGAGCAGCCACACCGATACCCTGGGCGTCTTGACGGTGAGCCTGAGCGCCACCGGCGTCAAGCGCGTGAACCTCCAGTGGCGTGTCCACGCGCGGGTGCCCGACGACCTGGCCTATCCCGCCACGTCGGGCAGGAGCATGGACGTGGACGCCTCGGGCGGTGTCGAGGTCGGCAGTTTCCAGAACGGCGCGATTACGGCGGCCGCGTTCACCGCGGGCGCCATCGATGCCGCCGCCATTGCCACCGACGCCATCGGCGCGGCCGAACTTGCGGATGGCGCCATTACGGCCGCCACCTTCGCCGCGGGCGCCATCGATGCCGCCGCCATTGCCACCGACGCCATCGGCGCGAGCGAGTTCTCCCAGGCGGCGGCTGATAAGGTGTGGTCGTCGTCGACTAGGACGCTCTCGGCGTTTGGCTTTACCGTGACGGTAGCGACCAACAACGACAAGAGCGGCTACAGTTTGTCCGCAGCGGGGGTGCAGGCGGTGTGGGACGCGCTCACCTCGGCGCTCTCGACGGCGAACAGCGTCGGCAAGCTGCTGGTGGATAACGTGAACGCGACCATCTCGTCGAGGGCCACGCAGACCAGCGTGGACACCATCGACGATTTTGTCGATACCGAAGTGGCGGCCATCAAGGCCAAGACGGATAACCTGCCGGCGTCACCGGCGGCCACGGGGGACATCCCCACGGCGACCCAGAACGCCGACGCGCTCTTGGACCGGGCCGCCGGCGTCGAGACCGGCTGGACGCTGCGCCAGTCGATGCGCGTGATGCTGTCGTCGCTGGCCGGCAAACTGTCGGGCGCGGCGACGAATACCGTCACGATTAGGGACGTGGGCGACACCAAAAATCGGGTGACGGCGAGCGTCGACCCCGACGGCAACCGGACGGCCGTGACGTTGGACGCATCGTAGGGAGCACGGAGCCATGTTCAACGCCAGGTACTTCGCCAGCCGCTACTACCCGCTGCGGTATTTTCCGAAGGTGGGCGGCATTCCCACCGATGTGCGCGGCGCGCTCCGGGGCGGCGCATCCCTCGTAGTTGGGGGCGGCTTCCAGGGCGGCGCCTCGAAAGTGGGCAGCCTGCGCGGCGGAGTAGGGACGTAACGCCATGGCCCTCGCTGGCCCCTTTTCGATTGGGCAGACGCTCAGGTTGGGCAACCACGCCAATACCGACCGCACCGCGCTGACGAACGCCGCCGGCGTGGCGACGACGCCGGCGGCGGCTACGCTGACGGTGACCAAGCCCGACGCGGCCAGTCCAGGGTTCAGAACGAGCGTGACGTACACCTATCCGGGGACGTTGGTGGAGGAGAGCGCCGGAAGGTTGTACGTGGACGTGGTACCCGTGAGTGGCGAGGACGGTAGGTGGGACTGCGCGCTGGCGACGACCACTCCGACGGCGGCGAGCACGCCGTGGGGCCTGGTGGTGGAACGGAACCCGGTATGACCCGGCGACAGGTACGACACCTGAAAAAGGCGTTTCTGGAGGCGTTCGCCCGCTGCGGGAACGTCAGCGCCGCCTGCCGCCAGGCCGGCATCCCCAACCGCACCGACGTGTACCAGTGGCAGGAGCACGACGACGCCTTCGCCCTGTCATTCAAGCAGGCCGAAATCGAGGCAACCGAATACCTGGAGGCCGAGGCGTGGCGGCGGGCCACCGATGGCGTGCAGTCGGAGCGGGGCGTGTACCACAACGGCGAGATGCTCGAGCGCATCGTCGAGACCAAGTACAGCGATACCCTCCTCATCTTCCTGCTGAAAGGGCGGGCGCCCGACAAGTACAAGGAGCGCGGCGCGTTTGAGCACAGCGGACCGGGCGGCGCGCCGCTGCCCTTTGCGCTCACGGTGCGGGTGGTCGATGATCGAGTCCCGAGCGCGTCCTAGCGCCGCCGCCGGCAACAGCGCCGCCCTGGCGCTGTCCGGGACGCAGTACCGCTTCGTGTCAGACCAGCACCGCTTCTGCGCGTTCATCGGCGGGCGCGGTTCGGGCAAGACGATGGCCGGCGCCGCCAAGGCGCTGGTGCAGGAGTTCGGGCGGCCGTCGCTGGGCATTGTGGTGGCGCCTACCTACCCGATCCTGCGGGACGCCACCTGGCGAGTCGCCCTGGACGTGTGGGCACCACTGCTCGACCACGTCAACCAGTCGGAGATGCGCCTGAGCGTGCGCGGCGGGCACGAGGTCCTGTTTCGCTCGGCCGAGCACCCCGACCGCCTGCGGGGACCATCCGCGTCGTGGGCCTGGATCGACGAGGCGGCGCACTGCGACGCACAGACGTGGCCGGTGCTGCTGGGCGTCCTGCGCGAGGGCGGCGTGACCGGCCGCTGCTGGGTGACGACGACGCCGCGGGGCTTCAACTGGGTCTACGACGTGTTCGTGCAGCGCGCCGATGCTATGACGGCCATCTACCAGACCAGCACGGCCGCCAACCCGTTCGTGGACGAGGACTTCAGCCAGGCATTACAGACGCAGTACTCGAGCGAGTTCGCGCGCCAGGAGCTCGCCGGCGAGTTCGTGACGTTGGGCGCCGGCGTGATCCGCCGCGAGTGGTTCCGGCTGGTGGACGCGCCGCCCTTCGGCGAGCCGCTCAAGTGGTGCCGCTACTGGGACCTGGCGGCGTCCACCAAGGAAAGCGCCGACTACACCGTTGGCTGCCGCGCGGCCCTCTCTACGGACGGGATGGTATGGGTAGCCGACATCCGCCGCGGCCGGTGGGAGTGGCCCGACGCCCGCCGGGTGATCCTGGAGACGATGGCGGCCGAACCGGAGACGCCCGTGGGCATCGAGCAAGCCGGCTTCCAGTTGGCGGCGGTCCAAGATATTCTCAGGGACGTGGCGGCGGTCAAGACCCCGGTACGGCCGGTGACCGTGGACAGGGACAAGTTGGCGCGGGCGCAGCCGTGGATCGCCAAGGCCGAGCAGGGCAAAGTGGCACTCGTTCGGGGTGCGTGGACGGGCGACTTCCTGGCCGAGGTCGAGGCGTTTCCGCAGGGTGCCCACGACGACCAGGTGGACGCGCTCTCCGGCGCGTGCCAACTCTTAGGGATGCGCACCAAGCAATGGCGGGTGTTGGCGTGAGCACCTACCTGGCCGCTAATCCGGCGCCGCCCACTGAGGCGCCAAGAGTCCCGTTCGTGCTGGTGCGGCGCACGCTCGCCGCCGCGCGGGCCAGCTGGAAAGCCTTCCAGATGCGCTTCGCCACCGGCCAGCCGCGCTCGTGGTGGTGGGCCAGCCAGTTGGGTGCAACCCGCCGCGAGTATGCCGCCGAGGTGGGCGACGGCCGCGGCAACGCCGTAGTGATGGCCTGCATGCGCAAGATCGTGCGCACGTTCCCGGAAGCGCCGTGCACCGTCTACTTCCGGCGGGACGGCAGGGGCGGCGCGCCGCCCGGTAATCCTGAGTGGGTAGCGCGGCCGGAGAACCGGCTACAAACCGTGTTGGAACGGCCGAACCCGTACTACTCCGGGCTGCTCTTGTGGGCCGGCACGCTGGCCGACTACGTCTTGACCGGCAACGCCTACTGGCTCAAGGTGCGGGCCGCCGCCGGCACCGTCGTCGAGCTGTGGTGGGTGCCATCGACGATGCTCGAGCCGAAGTGGCCCGAGCAGTCGCGGGGCGGCGACGGTACGACGTTCATCTCGCACTACGAGTACCGCGTCGGCGGCAACGACTACCGCATCCCGCCGCAAGACGTAGTGCACTTCCGGGATGGCTTGGACCCGGACAACGTGCGCAAGGGGTTGTCGCCCCTTGCGAGCTTGTTCCGAGAGATTGCCACCGACAACAGCGCCGCCAACTGGACGGCTTCCCTTCTCAGGAATTTGGGCGTGCCCGGCGTGGTGCTGTCGCCGGGCGACGACGCCGAGTTCACCCAGGAGAACGCCGACCTGATTAAAGCCAGCTTCTCCAGTAGGTTCGGCGGCGACCGCGTGGGCGAGCCGCTAGTGATGGCGGCCAAGACCCAGGTGTCCGTCTTGGCCTTCAACCCGCAGCAGATGGTGCTGCGCGAGTTGCGGCAGATCACCGAGGAGCGCATCTCGGCGGTGTTCGGCACGCCGGCCATCGTCGTCGGGCTGGGCGCCGGCCTTGCCCGATCGACGTACAGCAACATGGCCGAGGCGCGGGAAGATTTGTACGAATCGCTGCTCGTGCCGATGCAACGCTCGCTGGCGGCGGACGTGAACAGCCAGCTGGTGCCGGACTTCGGCGACCCGTCCCGATTAAAGGTGGCGTTTGACCTGACCCAGGTACGGGTGTTGCAGGAGGACCAGAACGCGCTGCACGAGCGGATGCGGGCCGACCTGCTGGCCGGCATGGTGACGCTGAACGAGGCGCGCGCCGCCATCGGGCTGGACCCGATGCCCGAACCGGACGGCGATGTGGTCTACGTCCCGGCGACTATCACCGCGACGGCGCCCGCCGACCTGCTGGCGCTGCCCATGGAGGAACCGGAGCCGTTACCCGCGCTGCCGCCGCCCGGTGACGACGAAGAGGACGACGACGAAGCGATGCAGCGGCGAGCGCGTGCCAGGCGCAACGGGCACGTCAAGACGGTGGAGTTGGCGCGGTGACGCTCGACCTGTCTGGCGGCTCGTTGGCAGAGCGGTTCTGCGCCGCCGCCACCGACAACCGGGCGGCGCTGCTGCGAGCGGCCACCCGCATCGTGGGCGAACGCGAGGCCGAGGACGTGGTGCAGGACGCGCTCCTGCGGGCGTGGGCGGCGCTGCCGCGGTTTACCGTCCCGGGTGGGAGCGTGGACGGCGCGCTCCGCGGCTGGCTGTTCCACGTCACGGAGCGCCGGGCGCTGGACGTGTGGCG